AACACGTCCCCCTATCCCAACTAAACAAAACACCCCAAATACCCAAAGCAAATATCCGCCCCTCTCTTCCAACAACTCAACAATCCAACAACAACCATATCTCCCAACCAAACACATCAAATCCCCATCCAAGACCAACAATATCTACTACTACCACAAAACTCTACCTATACCCTATACCCCCCTATTTCACAATAATTCAGGAAACCAATAATATGTGCTATTATATATACCTCCCTCCCCATATTGAAAATTTCTCTAAAAACTACTTGACAATTTACAGAAAATGGTGTATAATGACATCAACAAATAAAAACAAATTGTTTTAAAATACAACTAATAAGGTTATAAAAATATTAGCACAAAAACAAAATACATAAAACGAAAGTTAACATCCTGAGCGATAGCTCAGTAGTATACTTATATGTAATGTTATTCTTATATGTATGAACGGAAAAGTTACATACATTTTGTACGGTGCTAAATGGTGATTATGGTTTGAGCACCGTACATTTTGTACGGTGGTCGTAAAATACAAATGCAGGAGGTGATAATTATTAATGCCAACAGATAACACGACTTATGAACTTATTGATGGAAAGTATGAATATAAAAGAGTTCCATTAGAAGAACATCAGTCAGAGCACATATATATACCTTGGTCTGTTATCGCAAATACAAATCTGGATACAAGAAGAGTTGGGATATTTTCATATTTGAGAATACATCGTGGATTAAACAATGTTGTGAATCTAACTATTCCAGATGTTGTTGAGTGGTGTGGCGGTAAGCCAGATAGAAGAACAAATGGTACAAATGACAAATTCTTATCTGTATTAGATAGCTTTGCTGAATATGGATATTTAACATATATTTCAGAAAGAAGTAAAAGTTCTTATATGAAATGCAAATTTGACAAACAATATTATGGCAAGCAATGTGGAAATGGTTATGCAGTGGTTTATTTAGATGAAATTGAATCTATTATGAATTATCAAAAAGAAAATCTAAAAGATAGCACTGTAAATAATTTTATTATTCTTTTGGTATTTGCATATTTAAGATATAAGATTATACGTAGACCAAATATGTTAAAGCCAGAAGAAAGAAGCTCAGAAATGATAGAGAAAAGACGAATGAAATTGCCAGATGCTTATAATGGCAATCTTATAGATATGGCTGATGAGATAGGAATATCTTCTAAAACTCTATCGAAGATAATTAATATACTTGAATGTGACCTACATTTAATTGTTACAGATAGAGCATATAGAATTAGAACAGAAGACGATGAGTATAGAACTCCTCCTACTATATTTGCAAACGCTTATAAAAGAGAAGATAAATATTTACTTATGACTGGCGATGAATATAGTAGAAATGAAATTGAATTAAAAGCTAAAAAAATCAAGAAATTCATTAGGGATTTCGAAATTAATAAAACAATAAGAAAATAGAAAGGATAAATTATAATGAACAATAAATTAACAATAAGTGATATTCGTTTTTTAGACGATAAAATAGAGAAGGATATGTATCAATCTACTGATAATAGAACTTGGGGGTCATATGTAAGAGACATATATGATGGAGATAATTTTGCAGATTATTGCGAAGATTTATTTGAATTATTAGAAGAAGAAGAATATTGGGATTAAGGATGGTGTTGTAATGAGCTTGGATGTTCAGGTTCAGATTCTAAGTGTTGATACTGGAAACTTCTATAGTAATAAAGAAGCTTACCTTCATTGGTTTAATCATAAGCTTAGAATTGAAAGAAATGAATTAAAGAAAAAAGAAAATGAAATTATAAATGAGTTTTCTAAATATGGAATTGATAAAAATGATTTAGAACTAATTGCAAATAAAGATTATGATTATAGTTCTTGGGGAGAAGATAAACATACTTTGCTTACTCTTGGAATGGATTATTGTAGAGTGAGAGAATTAGTGAAACTAAAGAATAAGAAAATAAAAGAATCAAAAGATAGATTATTAGATTTATTATCAAATAAAATTGAAGCAAACATATCTACAAATGGAAAACATCATATTAGAGAATTAAGAAATTTAAATCCATCTGGTTCAAAAGGAGATATTCTTAAATTTGCAAATGAACCATTTAATAATAATAAAATTATATCTGTATTTGATTCTGCTTTTACAAGAATGATTGGAGCAAAGCAGGATGAATTAACAGAAGATTTTATGGTTGTGCAGGTATATTACTTTGATATTATTAAGGACTTAATTTATCATGGATTTACATATAAGGGAGAAAAATATATTTACTTTACATCTTCTGCTGGTCAGATTAGAACAAAGAAAACAGTATTCGTAAAAGAATCTGTTTGGAAAAAATATGAGAAGACAATTATGTGTGGACTTACAATTGATTCTATTAATGAAAAAGGTGGTAATAATCCAAATAAGCATTTAGCGTATATGGCTTTAACAAACTCAGCTACAGATGTTTGGAAAGAGTTTGATATTGATAAGACGATTGTGGTAAATGATTTTGCAACTGACGTATTTGGAACTTATGATTTGGTAGATGATGTTGATTATTCTATTAAACGTATATCTGATTATGTACCAATTGAACATACAGATGGTGCTGGTATGATGTTGCCATGTATGGGCAAGAACAGAATGGTTCGTCTTCCTTGGGTAAAAGGATTGCTTGGTTCTTTTGATTATTTGAAATTTATTAAAGAAAATAATTGTTCTCCAATAATTAAAGACATATATGGTGTTGAACATGATGTAATAGCAGAAGATATTCAGATTATATTTACAAAGTCTCAGTTTAAGATGTGTAAGTATTATGATTCTTGGGAACAGTACAAGGGATATTATAAGAAGTATGGTTGCTCTGCTGGATATACCAATATGGAAGAAGATAAGATTAAGGATGCAACAATTAATTATCAAATGCTTCAAACACTTACTGATATTACAGATGAAGAAATAGACAATATTATTGAGAAGTCTAAAAATAACTTAGACGATTTAAAAACTCTTAATGGTATTAAAAGAGCATTTGGCATTACTCCATATAATGATAATATGACATATTTGCAACAAGCTATTAATTTGTATCCGTCATTATTAAATGATGAATATATGAAAATCACTTTAAGAGAAATAAAAGATAGCTTGGTAAAAAGATATAGGTCTGGTAGTTTAGCAATAAAAGGAAAATATACATTTATACTCCCAGACTTGTATGCGGCTTGTGAACATTGGTTTATGGGAATTGAAAATCCAAAAGGATTATTAGACGATGGAGAAGTTTTTTGCTGGCTGTTTAAAAAAGACGATAAGCTGGATTGTTTAAGAAGTCCTCATTTATATAAAGAACATGCAATTAGAACAAATATTGCTTGTAATAAATATAAAGAACGTCAACAGCAAATTCGTGAATGGTTTGGAACAGATGCTATTTATACAAGCTGTCATGATTTAATTAGTAAGATTCTTCAGTTTGACGTTGATGGAGATAAGAGTTTAGTAGTAGCTGATAAAAGTATAGTTGATGTAGCAGAAAGAAATATGAAAGGCATTGTGCCACTATATTACAATATGAAAAAAGCTTCTCCTATTCAATTAAATAATCAGACCATTTATAATGGATTAAATGCAGCTTTTGTTGGTGGCAATATTGGGATTTATAGTAATAATATTTCTAAAATTTGGAATAGTGATGTTTTTATTAGTGGAACAGAAGAAGAGAAACAAAGAGCAATAAATTTAGTTAAGTTATTGTGCATGGAGAACAACTTTGTTATTGACTATGCAAAAACATTATATAAACCAGAAAGACCAGATTCTGTTCATGAAGAGATTATTAATTTTACAAAAGATAATGTGCCACACTTTTTCGTATATGCAAAGGATAAGGGTGATTCTCAGGTTGAAGATGCAAATGAAAGCTTTGTAAATAAACTTGAAACTAAAATCAAAAATCCAAGAATTAATTGTAGAAACTTAAAAGGATATGATGGTAATAAACTTGGTAATATTGATTATAAAAAATTAGTAAGTAATCCAGATGTGGAATGTAAAATTGCATTTAATAAAAATGGAACAGTTAATGATGAGTTGTCTGACCCAATGATTGTTAAATATTTTGAATTAAATAATAAATATCATTTTAAAGTTAATATGGAATGTGCAGATATGATAAGGGGTGAATTATTAAATAATACACAATTAAAACAAGATTTGTTCTTTAAGAAGATTGCAAATGAAATTAGATATGAGCTTTCTCAGTTTGGATATTCTGATTTGGAAGTAACAGATATTTTAGTTAAATTATTATATCATATTAAACCTAGTAGCCATAAGAGTGTGCTTTGGTTTTGCTATGGTAAATATATAGTTGATAATTTAATAAATAATAATTGCAAACCAAAAACAAAAGCAATTAAATGTGTTGATTGTGGAGAATGGATAGAAGTTGAAAACGATAAGAAGCATTTAAAAACTTGTAGATGTGAAACTTGTGATTACGAATATAAGAAAATGCTTAAAGCAAAGCAGAATAAACGTGCATATTTAAAAAATAAAAAAATCAGTAGCGATTAAAATTATTTGTAAACAACCAAAAAATAAGGTTATATATAATATATAAAATTTATAAATAGCCTTAAAATAAGGAGTGTAAAATAGTAGCAAAAGGGGAAACACCCTATAACAAGCAATTATTCTTAAAGGTTGCTGGACAGAAAGTACTAATTAGAAACTACAGTCAACCTTTAAGATATTTTGTCGTCCTCCTTATTTTAAACACAAATTAAATTGGAGGTAGATATATTGAGTGATAAATTAACGATAACAAAAGAAAATTTAATTAATATCATATCAAATAAATGTGAAGATGATTTTATTTCGACAAGTGATTTAATTAAAATAATAGATAGCATTTCTGATGAGTATGGCGTTATTTCAAAGAAAAAGATAATGAAAGCAATTAAAGATTCGCATACAAAAAAAGTTGTTAAGGATATCTACGATATAGTAGAGACTTCTTTATTTGAATCTCTTTCTTTAGTTAATGAAAAACAAAATGTTAATATTAAATTGTTTGAGGGTATTAGTTTAAGTGGAAATTATACTTCTGAAAAAATTAAAAAAAATAATTTAACTGGTGAAATGGCACTTGTTAAAGGTAAGATTAAACCTAAATTTAATATTACTCGTACTTATTGTGAAAAATTAAATAACAAATAACGTTATATTAATAGCTTAACTGCTATATATCAGTGGAAACACTGTTTATATATAGCCACTTATTATCTTTGGTAATATGTGGTACTTCTTTTCATTCATTTTTTATAACCTTTCTTTGGCGGAGTATTTACTTAATTGTGGGTGCTCTGCTTTTTTGGCTCTATAGTATATCGGTTAGTACACTAGCCTGTCACGCTAGAAAGGCGAGTTCGATTCTCGCTAGAGTCGTTATCGCCCTGTGGACAAGTGGTTTAAGTTACATCCCTTTCACGGATGCGTCAGGGGTTCGATTCCCCTCAGGGTGATTTGTTTTGATAAGGTGGCAGAGCTGGTTTAATGCACCAGATTGCTAATCTGGCGTACTTTGTTTAAAAGTACCGTGGGGTCGTAGCCCACCCTTATCGTTTTTGTCGCCATAGAGACGTAAAACCTATGGTAGCGTTCTCTGCTGCGGAGAATGAAAATATGAGCAGAATAACGGAAAAGCTGGGGCGTACTCAGTAGTCATGCATTTGACACGTCAAGGTGAAAGAGGTATTGCGGTACACTACGCATTAGAAATAGTGAGAAGCCATGAGCAAGACATGAATATCTTGCAAATTTGCTGTGTTGGCTCAATTGGTACAGCAGCGGTCTTGAAAACCGCCATTCCGAAAGGATATCTGAGTTCAAGTCTCAGGCACAGCGTTTTTTTATGCTGGTGTCGCATAGTGGTTAATTGCGGTAGATTTGTAATCTACTCCGAAAGGTACGTGAGTTCGAATCTCACCATCAGCTTGATTTATAATATTCTTCTTTAGCTCAGTAGGTAGAGCATTCGGCTGTTAACCGAAGTGTCGTTGGTTCAAGTCCAACAAGAAGAGTTCATGGGGTGTTAGCTCAGTTGGGAGAGCGCCTGCCTTGCACGCAGGAGGTCAAGGGTTCGACCCCCTTATGCTCCATTTTATGCGGGATAGAGCAGTCTGGTAGCTCGCTAGCCTCATAAGCTAGAGGTCGGTGGTTCAAATCCACCTCTCCGCAATGATAATAAAAAATGAATGAAATAAAAGGTGAAAAGTATGAATGAATTAAAAAAGTTAGAACATGAAAGTGAAGAGCAATATCTTTGGAAAGTTGGTCAGCTTATTGATTCTAAAAGGGTAGAAAGCTGGGCTTCTGTTAATGATATTGTAAATAAGCAGCTTGGGATTGATGAAGAAAAATGGCGAGATGAAAGTTCGTTTAGAAAGCGTTATCAAGCTGCTAAAAAATTTTATGAAAATTGTTTTTCGAAAATGGAATCAAAAGAATATTCTGATAAATTAGAAAAACAATGTAGAGAATTAGAAAAACAACGTCAAAAATTGTATGCTACAAAAACAGAATATACTAGACAAGTTAGACAGCAAAGTAGATTTGAATTATTTTATGAAAATATTGCAAACGAATTAGAAAAAATTGAAGTTCCAGAATTTATTGGATTTGATTATTCATATGGCGATAATCAATATATTTTAACGATTGCAGATATACATGCTGGTGCTAATTTTATAACAGAAACAAATGAATATTCTTTTGAAGAAATTAATAAAAGATTTAATAAATTATATAATGATGTTGTTGCATTTATTGATAAAAATAAGTTAAGTTATTTAAAGGTGTTGTGTCTTGGTGATGATATTCAAGGTATTTTAAGATTAAGTGATTTACAGATTAATGAATCATCAGTTGTTAAAGCAACTGTATTCGTATCTAAAGCAATTGCATCTTTCTTAAATTCATTGTCTCAATATTGTTATATTGATTATTACCATTGTCCTACATCAAATCATTCTCAGATTAGACCACTTGGAACAAAAGCAAGTGAAATTGCTTCTGAGGATGTAGAATACATAATTTGTAATTATATTAAAGATGTGCTTGTTGATAATGATAGAATTCATGTGCATACTAATTTTGGATATGAATATATTGAAATTCCAATTTTTAATTTTAATACAATAGCTATGCATGGTCATACTATTAAAAACATTGATACTTCTTTAAAAGATTTAACTTATCATAGAAAGAAATTTTATACTACTATGTTTTTAGCACATTATCATGCTGCTAAAACTGGTGTTGTAGGAGAAATGTCTGATACAGATTGTGAGGTTATTGTATGTCCTAGTTTTGTTGGAAGTTGTCCTTATAGTGACAAATTATTAAAAGGCGCAAAACCATCTTGTTATATTTTAGGATATGATGAGAAATACGGTCATACAGAAACTTACAAGATTTTTTTAAACAATTAAGGTTATATTGATAAAATGAAACAGTGTCAACATTCCATTAGTAAAGGTGGTGTTGCCAATGGCTAAAGAAAAGACAATAAAAGAAAAATATGAATGTATTTTATGTGGTAAGTCATATGTAAATACAAATTATTATAGCTCTAATAGTATATTTTATAGCAAAACTGGTAAACTACCATTTTGCAAACAATGTATGGAGAGATTATATCAACAATATTATAATAAATATATGGAAGACGGATATTCGTTTCCAGAGAAAAAAGCTGTTAAAAGATTATGTATGGCTTTTGACATCTATTATAAAGAAGATGTATTTAATTCCGCTCTTAGGAATTATAAAGAAAGCGATGTAACAAAATCTCCAATGACTCAATATATGAGAATGATACAGCTTACTCAATATAATCGTAATAATGAAACATATGAAGATACTTTAAGAAAAGAAGAGTTGTTGAATGTTCCAACTATAAGTGCTCCAGTCGAATCTAATAATGATGATTTTGAAGTGGATGAAAAAACAATTATGTTTTTTGGTGCTGGATTTACGCCAGAGGATTATATATTCTTGAAAAGAGAATATGAAGATTGGACTGCCAGACATGAATGTCAAACAAAAGCTCAAGAAGAAGTATTTAAGGATATATGTTTTAACAGATTACAAAACTTAAAAGCATTACGAAAAGGCGAAGAAACAAAAGATATTACAGCTGCATTCCAGAAGCTAATGGATTCTGGTAAATTGCAACCAAAGCAGAACAAAGGTGACGCTATGGCTGATAATCAAACTTTTGGTACGCTTATTGATAAATGGGAGAATACTCGTCCTCTTCCAGAAATTGATGAAGAATTGAAAGATGTAGATAAAATAGGTAATTACATCGATATATTCTTTAAGGGTCATTTAGCAAAAATGATGGGCTTAAAAAATGGTTTATCAAATTTATATACAGAATTTATGAAAAAGTATACAGTTGAAAAGCCAGAATATAGTGACGAGGAAAATAGTGAAGTTTTATTTGATGCTATATTTGGAAATCCAGCTTCTAATTTAGATGATGATTAGGGGGTGGTTTTATGAATATGCAACAAAAAAAATCTGAAAGACAACTTGCAAATGAAAAATCAGAAAGAATAATGAATGGTGTTGCATATTGGTAGCTTGAGCATCTTTTTATCGTTATAATCCGCATAGATTTGTAAAAGATTATTTAAATATAAATCTAAGATTATTTCAAAAGATATTATTGTATGCAATGATGCACAATCATTATTTTATGTATATTGCTGCTCGTGGGCAGGGTAAAACCTACCTTACAGCTTTATTTTGTGTTGTTAGATGTATTTTATTTCCTAAAACAAAAATATGTGTAGCATCTGCAACACGTTCTCAGGCAAACGAAGTTCTTTTAAAAATAACAGAAGACTTCATGAAGACCCATGAGTGGGGGTCTGAAAACTTAAAGCGTGAAATTACATACGCTTCTGTAGGTATAAATAAAGCAGTTATTGAATTTGCTAATGGTTCATGGATAAAAGTTGTTACAGCATCTGACTCTGGTCGTGGTGCTAGATGTAATATTCTGTTGGTTGATGAGTTCCGTATGGTTGATTTGGATACTATCAATACAGTATTAAGACGATTCTTAACAGCTCCTAGAGAACCAAACTATTTACATAATCCAAAATACAAACACTTAAAAGAACGAAATAAAGAATTGTATATGAGTTCTGCATGGTACAAATCACACTGGTCTTTTGATAAGGCTAAGGCGTATGTAGTAAACTTATTAGATGATACAAAGAAATATTTCATATGTGGTCTTCCATATCAGATATCTATTAAAGAGGGTCTTTTGTTTAGAGAGCAGATTGAGGATGAAATGTCTGAAGCTGACTTTGACCCATTAAAATTCTCTATGGAAATGGATTGTTTATGGTTTGGAGATACAGAGGGTGCTTTCTTCACATTTGATGATGTGTCTGGAAGAAGAATGCTAAAGAATGCTGTTTATCCAACTTCTTTGGCTGGAAGCAGCAGAAATTTAAAAATACCAGAACTTGTTACAAATGAACGTAGAATTTTATCTGTGGATATTGCTTTGATGGCTTCTAAAAAACAGAACAATGACGCAAGTGCTATTATAATTAATAGTGCTATTCCAACTAATAATAATAATTATACATCTAATGTTATATATATGGAAAATCATGAAGGATTAACTACTGATGAATTAGCTTTGGTAGTGCGTAGATTATATGATATGTATAAATGTACTGATTTAGTTGTCGATACAAATGGTGTTGGACTTTCTGTTTTTGACATGTTGATTCAAGACATAGTTGACCCCACTACTGGCGAGTTATATCCAGCTCTTTCCTGCTGTAATGATAAGGCTATGGCTGAAAGATGCAAGGTGTATAATGCTCCAAAGGTAATATGGTCAATCAAGGCAAGTGCTTCATTTAATACCGAAATATGTACGCTTCTTCGTAGTGGATTCCAGAATGGTAAAATTAATTTACTTATTTCAGAATTTGAAGCGGAAGAATTTTTAAAAGATAAGATTAAAGGTTATAGCAAAATGCCAGCTTATGAACAATTGCAATATAAGTTACCATATATACAGACAACTTTGCTTATATATGAGCTTATAAATCTTGAATATGAGATTAGAGGCACAAATGTTAAGATAACAGAAAAAGCTGGTATGCGAAAGGATAGATACTCTTCTCTCGCATATAATTATTGGGTTCAGTGTCAACTTGAACGAGAAATGTTAAAAAATCAAAAGATTGGTTTTGATGCTTATGATTATGCGTCAAAATTAAGAAAATTAAATCATAGACCGATAACATACTAATTCTAAAGGAGGTGAGATATCACTTTGAGTAAAACAAAAGATATTATTGTTTATAATGAAGCAAATTATAAGGACGACAAAGATAAATTTGAAAAGTCAATGCAGTCTGGAAAACTTGATTTAGCTGTGTTTCACAGATTAATGACACATGACCTTTGTGTGCACACTAGCATTATTGATAATGGTTGTATTGGAGATGTTAGTTTAAAAGATGTAGAACTTGCATTGAAATATCCAAAAAAGGGTTGGAAAATTCTTCTTAAAGCATCATCAGAACTCATGAGAGTCTCACCGCATTACTTTAGAATGAACAATCTATATTCTAATATGGCTTTATTTTGTTGGGGAATAGATTTATATGATGTAAAAGAAAACGCTAATGTTAAAAAAGTAAAAAAAGATTATTCAACTTTGTCAGCTAAATTAGAAAATATGAATTTAAAGCATGAATATTCTAAAATAATGAAGGTTATACCTTATCAAGATATTTATTGTGGACTAGTGTTTGAAAATCAAAATGATTTCTTCTTTCAACAAATAGATTATAAAATTTGCGAATTATACAAAATTCAAGATGGCTTATTTAATTTTAGAATTGATTTAAGTCAGATAAAAGCTCAGAATTTAGACGCATATCCAACATATGTAAAGCAGGCATATCTTGATTATATTGAAGCGGTTAAGGCTAATAAGGCTGTATCTCAATGGTATGAGCCGCCAGCAGATAAACAAATTTGTTTAAAAATGAATAGTCAGTGGACATTCCCTTATCCGTTATTAATTGGGTTAATCAAAGATGTTTTAGATTTAGATATTTATAAAAAATTAAAATTACAGTCGGCAAGAACTGATAACTATAAGGCTATTGCGGTTGAAGTTCCTATTGATGAAACTACAGTTGATAAGCCGCTTCTTACTCCAGATACTCTTGGTATTTTTGCAGATATCAATAGAGAAAGTATGACGGATGATATTGGTCTTCTTCATACTCTGGGCTCTAGCGCTACGCCTATTAGTTTTAAAGATTCAACAAATACAAGAAACAATGTTTCTGATGCAATAGATGAACTTTATAATTCAAGTGGTATTACAAAAGAACTTTATAATGGTTCTTCTAGTGCTACTGCTCTTGGGTATTCAGTAGAAAATGATTCTGGGTTTATCTATGGCTTATATAGACAATTTGAACGTTGGACTAATCGCTTTATAAAGATTAGAAAGTATAATAAACCAGCTTTCAAATTCTACTTTTATCTTTTAGATGTTACCATTTTTAATCGTGATAATATTTCTAATAGATATAAAGACGCGATTTCTTTAGGGGCTACTGTTATAGATAAATGGATGGCTTCTTTAGATATGACTCCATCTCGTATGTTGGGGTCATTTGTATTACATAAAGACGTTTTTGATTTTCAAAATAATTTTATACCACTTCAGTCTTCATTTAATAGTAATGCAGAAAATGCAACAGAAGATAAATCTGGAAGACCTACTAATGAAAGCAAAGGTAAGAAACTAGATGAAAGTGGAGAAAAAACCAAAGATTTAGATTCAAATAAAGACAGATAAGGAGGATTGTTATGGCAGAATCAAAAATTAAAAAATCTGCATTATCCTTTCCTGTCACATTTGAAAAAACTGAGGAAATTGAAAGTGCAGATTGTAGATTTACAAAAGTAAAGATTTGGTTAATGCACCTTGGAGAAAACTTTAATGGCAGTGTTTTTGAAAAGGATGTTGTAGACAAGGCTATCCCTACTCTTGGATATATACCAATTGTTGCCTTTTTAGAACAAAATAAAACTGGAGAAAAGGATTGTTCTAATCACAGATATGTCATTACAAAAGATGACAAAGGTGTTAGAAGAAAATATGTAGGAAATGCATATGGCGTAATTACATCTTCAGAAGATAATAATGCTCATTATGAGGAGCGCTTGTGCGATGATGGGGAAACTCGTACATTTTTAGTTGTTGACGGTTTGGTTTGGAATATGTTTGAAGACAGTTCTGAAATAATGAACCGTGATTTAATTAAGAGTCAGTCAATGGAGTTATACGATGATGGTTCTTGTATTGACGGATATGAAGATGAAAATGGTCTTTTCCATTTTACAGATTTTTCATTTAGAGCCGCTTGTATTTTGGGTGATGATTACGACCCAGCAATGATTAACTCTACTATTGAGGTTCAGTTCGCTATGAGTGATTTTGTTAAGAGTATTCAGAGTGAACTTGACTATAAATTTACTACTTTCACCAAGATGGTGAATGAAAAAACTAATCAAGGAGGTATTAAAAATATGCCAAATACAGATTTTACTCAGACTGTATTGCAGCAGTTTGAAGATATTTCCACGATGGTAAAAGAATATGAAGCTATTGTAGATAGATGGGGAGATTCAAGACCTCGCTACTATGCAGTAGATATTCAGGAAAACGAAGTAATTGTAGTTGATAGAAAATCTGGATACAATTATTTTGGTATGGCATTTACCATGAATGGTGATAAGGCAGAAATTGACTTTGCCAGTGGAAAAAGAAAGAAACTTCGTTATGAAGATTATGTTGAGGGAACTGTAGCACCAGAAGGTGGATTTGATTTTGGAAATCACATTTCTGAAATTGAAGATGTTGCATTTGCTAAAGTAGAAGATGCAAATACAAAAGTTTCTGAAGCAGAAGAAAAAGCTTCTGAATTTGAAGCAAAAGTTTCTGAATTTGAAACAAAGGTTTCTGAATTTGAAGCTGCTAAAAATGAGATTGAAGAAAAATACAATCAGGTTAATGCAGAATTTGAAGAAATGAAGCCAAAATACGATGACTATGTTAAAGCTGAACAGGCTCGTGTTGAAGCAGAGTTAGATGCTCAGAAAGTTGCTGAATTTGCAAAATATGAAACTATTTTAACTGATGATGTTGAGTTCGAAGCTTTAAAAGAAAAGAAAGACGAAATGACAGTTAAAGAAATTGAAAGCGAATTAGCAATTATGTTTGCAAGAAAAACTCTTGCACAGACAAACTTTAGTAAAACTAAAGAAGACGGAATGATGACTGCTGGAATTATTGACGATTCTGGTAAAGACGGTTTCGTTGCAACAAAATATGGATATATTCCAGTAAGACGATAATAAAAATAAAATGAATATTTAGGAGGAAAACGACATGGCAGTACATGCAGTTTGTGAAACTACTAATCTTAGAGCTGTTCATTATGCAGAACGTATCTGGGACGCAGTAGCTGATATTGATATTGATAATGGTACAATTGGATACCTTGAAAACCCTTCTGATGAAGGAGTTATTCACACATTTAAAGCTGGTACAATGGAAGGTAAAGCTCCAGTTCTTGTTCACATGCCAGAATGGACAGAAGATACTACAAACAGACTTAATCAGAGAAAAGATAAATTCTTTAATCCAGCTAAAGTTCCTTTCAGAGCTTTCACACTTAAAGAAGGTGATGAATTTGCACTTTCTCCAGAAGGATTCGCTGGTGAACCAGTAGTTGGTAAATATGTTTCTGTTAATGCAGATGGTAAATTAGCAGTTGCAGATGCTCCAGTTGAAGGTGCAGTAATGGTTGGTAAAATTATGAGAAAACGTCAGATTGGTTCTACTCTTGTTACAAAAGTACGTGAATATGGTTATGCTCGTATGATGTACACAGTAAAAGTAGAATCTTTAGCTTAATTATTAGAAAAGGAGGAAAAATATAATGCCTAGAATGAATTTTAGTACAGACGAAATGAGAATTTTTGACCTCACTAATGATTTAGCTAGAGGTGACTTCTCTCTTCACGCAGAAGGTGAAAATGGTGAAAAATTAACAAAGAAAGACCTTGAAGACTACGCAAGAGAGACAATTAATAAAGATATTTTAAAAGGTTTAACTCTGTATCAGGCATACAGACGTAATAACACTGTTTTATTTGAAATCGTTGAAGAAATCGTAAACCTTACAATTTCTAATGATTTTCAGGATATCCCATTCATGGATAACTTCGTAGAATTTAAGAATCGTGCATTTGGTGATAGAACAGCTTGGTATTCTGAAGGTAAGTCATACTTATCTGTAGTTTCTTTTGCTGGAAATCACTGGGATACAAATCGTGAAGCACTTGATGCAGGTGCAGAATTCACACTTCCAAAGGAATGGGTATACATTCACTGTTATGATGAATTTGAAAGATTCTTACTTAACCTGTCTTCTCTTGAAAGATTAACAGATGTTATTTACAAATCTTTCAACAAATATATTAAAGAAAGATGCTACATGCAGTTCCAGAACGTAATGGATGTTGTTCCAGAAGAATTTGACGTTAAGGGTAACTCAGAAGAAGCTGTTGGTGGTCTTTGTGACTTACTTCAGGCTGCTGGCGGATACTCTAACCTTACAATTTGTGGTACAAGAGCTGCATTAAGAAAACTTGCTGGTATCGTTCCAGATAGATACTTTGCTGAATCAATGCGTGAAGCAAAGAACAACATGGGTCACATTGCTGAATGGGAAGGACATAAATTAATGGTTATCCCACAGGTTCTTAAACAGGGCACATTCGAACTTGCTCTTGACGAAAATACACTTTTCATCATGGGTGGAGATGTTAAACCTATTAAGCTTGAATTTGTTGGTGATACACGTACTCAGGAAGTTCGCGACCATAGAGTAAACAATGATATGACAATGGAACTTCAGGTTCAGACATGCTTCGGTATTGGTATGATGTTACCAGAAGTATTCGGACGCTTCCAGTTTGCGTAAGAAATAAAGTTATATAGTTTTTAAAAGAAAGGTGGTTTTTAGTTATGGCAAAAGCTAGTACTAAAACTGTTACAGATGAAACAATGGAAACAGTTAATAATGTTCCAGAAGTAGATTCTGAAGCAACAGAAAAAGTGAATGAAAATAAAAATAAAAGTACAAAAAAATCAATTAATAAAGAACCGTTAAAAGATTCTGATGAAATTAACGTTGTATCTCTTATTCCTAATGTTAGTTATAAGGATAATAAGACTCTTGATATGTACGAATGGGATGAGGTTGGTCATGTTGAACCAATGACTTTTGAAACACTTAAAAATATGTGGAGAAATAACAAAGGGTATTTTAAACATATGTGGCTAAAGCCAGAAGATGAAAGAGTTATTAATAAGTTTGGTTTAACTAAAACTTTTGAAAAGTACGAATATTTGATGGATGCTTCTAATTATACTAAAGACAACATTAAAGAAATTTGCGAAGCAATTTCAGATACACCAAATGGATTAAAAATTTCTATTTGTGGAAAAGTTAAAAATATGGTTATTAGCGGTGAACTTTCAAATGTTTCTGTTATTAGAGCATTAGAAAACCATTTAAAAATTGAATTAATTGATTTTCTTTAAAATATGGTGTGAGAGGTAGGTAGAATATGACTACTTCATATGAAAGACTTTATGAAAATCTTTTATCGAAATTTCGTAGTTATGAAATACCTCTCATGACTGTGGAAGAAGTAAAAGATTTGTTATATGACTTCCTTGCTCCAGCTATTTCAAGATTCCATGTTTGTCGAAAAGATTTAAAAGACAGAGATGATATTATACAGAGATTCAATGTTGAATTATCTGATATAGAAATTGAAATTCTTAGTAATTATATGCTTATAGAATATATAGATTCTGAGTATATAAGAACTCCGTCTCTTTTAAAGGTTCAGTTACCATCAAGTGATTTTAAGGCGTATTCGCCTGCGAACTTTCTTGATAAGTTAATGGCTATGCATAAAACTTATGTAACCGAGAATGAAACACTATTGTCTCGCTATTCGTGGATGAGTGTAAAAGGGTCTGGAATTAAACTTGGAGCTGGATATAAAAAATCAACATTTTAAAAATAAAAAAATATGAAAGGTGGTGGGTTGATTGCGGTGTTTAGATAAGTTCAATAAGAAAATGAGCTATAGTGGTGGGTCTATTAGAAAAGAAGGTATTATTAGTACCAGAGAATTATTAAAAGAAACATTTGCAGATGACCCATCATATACGTTAGGCGTTTATTTTTGGAGACTTGGATTGAAAGAATATGAGAATGAATCTCCTATTGAAATACGCTTGTATGGCAGAGCGTTTTCAGCTGCAAATGGTGTTACCGTTAAGTTTCAAACACCTTATGATACACCAGTTGTTGTTGGGGATATTATTTATAATGCAAAAGAAGACCAGTATTTAATTTGTACAGAGGCGTTTAATATTGATGATATTCATTTCAAAGGAAAGTTTACTTTGTGTAATTGGATATTAAAATGGCAGAATAAGAATGGTAAAATCTTAGAATACCCTTGTTATGATATAAATGCTACTCAGTATAACTCTGGTGAGCAATCTAATTCACATTTTACAGTTGATTCATCACAGCATATGATTACATTGCCAAGTGATGAGAATACAATTGAATTATGTAGTCCACAAAGATTTTATCTTGATAAGGCTACTAACAATCCATCGACTTATATTGTAACTCAAAATGATACAACAAGTCATAATTATGGTAAAAAAGGATTGGTTAAGCTTACCGTTTTTGCACATCCAAGTAATCCAGAAACGGACAATCCAAAATTGGGTATTTGTGATTATATTGATATGAGCGCTGGTAGTACTCATGCTGGAACTACTGTTGAAAAATGCCCTGTAAATGAACAATCTTGTCGTATTTCTAGAGCGGTCATTGAATATGATACAAATATTATTAAATCTGGCGGAGATTCTAAAGTGTTTATTGGTAAATTCTATGATGATAAAGGTAAAGAAATTAAAGGCGTAGTACCTAGCTGGACTATAGTTAGTGATTTTGATGATAACGATGCCTTTAGAGAAAAATTACAGCTTAAGGAGTTCAATGATAACTGTTTAAGTATTGGGATAGATGACGACTTATACATTGATGAAGATTTTAAATTAGTTTGTTCTTCTGAAGATGATAATAGCGGAATTATTTCTTCTACTTTAGTTATTGAAATTGAATCATTATTATAATGGCTAATAGCTCTATTGTAAGAAAAGCAAAAAATAAAATTATTAAAGAATTTATCAAAGACAAAGAAATTGTAGCTGCCATTGACAGCAAAGATATAAAACCTAATGAACCAGAAAAATTAATTGGTACTCATATTTTTAATTATAACCAAAACCCACATACTTTAAACAAAGTAGGAACATTTATAACAGTACAAGTTCATATACCAGAAAATTTCTATAGTGATTATCGTGGTAATTCTATTATTCACGTAAAACCAATGATAGAAATATGGATAATATCTCATGAAAAACACATGGTCGTAGATAATGTGCCAAAGGTTACGCAAAATCGAAATGATTATTTATCAGAGTTAATTGATAATAAAATTAATGGTAAAAGCGGTTTTGGCATTGGAGATGTTAGATTAGCAAGTAATATTGAGGGAGCTTCTCAGTCAGATTACTTATACAGAAAGCTAACTTTTAAATGCTTGGATTTGAATTGGTCTTTATGCGAAGACGATGACGATTAGTGTGAATATAAGTGGGGTAATATGAAATGTTTGAGATAGATGATTTGAAGATATACAGGGGTGCAGATATTCACATTACTGATAAAATAATTGTTACGCAGCCTACGATTGACCAAATCATTGAATTTGGCGAAAGAAAATATTTTCAAACAGTACACACCCTAACTGGCGTAGGAGCTGATTTTAAATGGCAATTATGGGATTATTTTGATATTGATTATACTACTATTGATGATTTTGAATTATTTAAAAAAATGATTTATCATAGTTTGTCTAGTAGAAAAAAAATATATTATGAATTAAAAAATAATCCAGAACAGTATGAAGAATATATAGAAAAAATGAATGATGAAGATTTGGATGACTTATTGGTCAATCCACTTTCTCTCATTATAAAAGATATAGATTTTGCTGATTTCGAAGAATATGAATCAGATAAAAATCATGAAACTATTTTATACGACAAAGAACATGATATTACAATTGACAGATATGTATATGCAAGAATAGTTGACGCTGTTAGAAAAATCCACGGTTTAAAAAGGAATAATCAGATTCCAGCAAATGAAAGAACCAAGATGGATTTAATTGAAGATGCTAGAGATGATGCATTGCGTGATTCTCAAAAGCCATATAAGAGTTTATTAAAACCTCTTATTTCTGCTTTGGCTGTAAAAACTGGTCAACTAGGGAGCGATTCTATTTGGAATACAAAGATAAATATGTTCTTTGATAGTATAAAAAGAATTAATAAAATCCAAGACGCAGAATTGTTATTACAAGGTGCTTATTCTGGATTTGCCAGCCTTAAAGATGTTGATAAAGATAGACTTGATTGGGCTGGAGATATTTAAAATATAATTATTTTATGGAGGAAATTATTATGGCATTCAATAAGAACGAATTAATTCTTGATAAAGTTCGTAGCTTAACTGCTCACGACCTTGAATCAGATAAAATGCTTTTAAGACTTACATCTCTTGAAGATTCTAGTCTTAACACAACTGCTGAAGGTGAAGAAATTGTTGACTCTATCGGTGCTCTTATCACAACACTGTATCGTGCTAAGAAAGCAACATTTTCTGCAAGCAACTCTTTAATTTCTCTTGACCTTGCTGCTGCTCAGTATGGTACAAAGAAACAGGTTGCAGATGGAACAACAAAAGTTCTTGACTGTGCTTATGAAACAATTAAAATCGAAGATGGTGCTACAAGTGTAAAACTTAAACATGAACCTATCGTGGAAAGTATTAAATGGATTTACATCATCGAAAACAACGAAGTTGGTGAAGCTTTCGAAGTTGGAGCTGCTGCTTCTGAAAAGATGGCTGTTGTTGCTGATGACGGAACAATTACACTTCCTACAAGTGTAACAAAAGGTAAAGTTTACGTTGAATACGATTTCGAAAACGAAAACGCTGTTCAGATTGTAAACAAAGCTAGCGAATTCCCAGAAGCTGTTAAAGTTATTATCTATGCATACTTCAGAGATGTATGTAACGAAAATAAAGTATATTCTGGTAAAATCATTTGTCCAAAGGCAAAATTAAATCCAGAATCTGTAGAACTTTCTCTGACTTCTACTGGTAAACATCCATTTGAATTCGTTGTTAACCGTGACTACTGTGCAGAAGAAGGCGAAGACGAATTATTCAGAATTATCGTATCTGAATAATCTAACTTTTAACTAATAAATTTATATGAGTAGGGGTTTATCCCCTACTCTATTATTTATATGGAGGTGGTACAGATGGCAGAAAAAAATAATGCAACATGCAGTATATGCGGAAAAGATTACTACATGTGTATGTCATGTAAAGATTCCATTGAGCTTCATCCGTTTAAAAGATTTACTGATACTTCAGAGCATTATAAAGTATTTCAGGTAGTACGTGGATTTTCGACTGGTGTATATTCCAAAGACGAAGCCAAAGAAAAATTTAAAAATATAGATTTAAGCGATTTAGAAAGTTTCAGACCACACATCAAAAATATTATAAAAGATATTTTAAGAGAAGAAAAACCAGTTATTGAAAAGGTTTATTCTCGTAAAAAAAATAAAGTAGATGAAGTTAAAGTGGATGAAAAAATAGATAGCGATTGCGAAAGCGAAAGCGAAATTGTTGAGTGTGAATAATATTGTGTAGATTAATAGAAAGGAAATATTTGTTCACAATCTGTAACAGTATTTCCTTTTTTTTACTGTGTACAATATTTAGTAAAAATATGGAAATACGTAGAAAATGAATGAAAGAAAAGGTAAAAATTATGAGAGAAATAAGTGATGTAACTGGTATAACTTATGAGCTTGAAGATGTTGTGTTCTTTAGAAATTTATATCAATCAAGTTTTTATATTGACCATAATGCTACTATTGTAGATGTTTTTACGGATAGTAATGGCAAGCTTGTGTTTGTTTTTTATCGTGACCAACATGAAAATTTAATAAAGTTATGGCTTGATAATAAAAAGGAAAGCAATAAAGATGAGTAAAAATGAAGGAAAAATCTTTGAAGAAGATATAAAAAATAGCGTTCCAGATTATGCAAAATTATTAAGATTGCCAGACCCCCCACACTCTTTTACTCAAAGAAGCGATACAAAGTTTTCTAAGAAGAATCCGTATGATTTTGAATGCTTTGATTCCAAAAGAAGAACTTTGTATTGTTGGGAGTTAAAATCAACGGCTCAAAAATATATGGGGTTTCAAATGAGCAAGGATGACGACAGAGAAGTTTTGATTAAATGGCATCAAATAGATGGACTAACAAAGGCTTCTGAATATCCAAACGTAATTGCTGGTTTTCTTTTAAATTATAGATTGGATAATGGCGAGCAACTTTTATATTTTTTAGATATTAAAGATTTTAATAAAATGAAAAAATCAATTAGCAAAAAATCATTTAATATAATGGATGCCGTTTTATACGGTGCTATTAGAATAAATGGTAACAAAAAAAGAACAAGATGGAATTGGGATTTAGATAATTTTCTAAATCTTAACTTAAATTAACAAATTATGAGAGGGTAATAAAGGTGATGAATATGTTAAATAAAAATGGTGTTTTTACTTATAAAGATGATTCTTATGATTTTAATTTTAAAACTTCTTTATCAGCAATGGAAAAATTGTCTTTTGTCAGAAATGTAGTTGACACAATTGTAGATGATAAAAGTTATGATGTTGTAATTAGAGATTTGGTTTTTGATTTTAATATTATTGCATTTTTTACAAATATAGATACATCATTTATCGAAATGAAAGACGAAGATGGTAATGATATTAATCATATTCTTCTTATTGAACATTTCTTAAATGAGTCTAATGTTGTTGATATTGTAAAGGCAAATATGGAAGACGGAGTAATCGAAGAACTTACAAATGCAATTGATTTAAATGTTCAGTATCTTACTGGAATTTGTTTAAATTCAGTTAACAATTCATTGGCAAAATTACTTTCAACATTAGAAAAAAAATTTAATGGTGTTGATTTAGACAGTATGATGCCTATGGTTCAGAAGTTTGCAAGTATGACTGATGATTTTACAGTAGACAACATTGTTAGCGCTTATATGAATAGCGACATTCACAAAAGTAATATTGTTGAAATTGAAAAAGCAAAAGCGTCAAAAGAAGAAAAAGTAGAAGTATCAGAATCTAAAAAGTCAACAAAGAAAAAAGAAGATAAAACAAAAAGCGAATAAAAATTCGTAGGTGATATATATGATTATTAAAAACAATGCCCAGCTAACAAAAGCTATAATGTCAAAATGTGTTGACGCTGTGAATAGTGCGGAATTAAAAATTTATGGTGATTTTTTTGACATGGTTCACCATTTCTACACAGAGTTTTCTCCAGATGAGTATATAAGAACATATGCATTATACACATCATTGGATTCCACTGGTGCAAAAGTAAACGGAGATTCTGTGAGTGCAAAAGTATATTTTAATACGCCAAGTTATCAACAAGGCATGATGGAATTACAACATACTCCAGAGCATGGAATGTATGGTTGGGCTAGTCATAGTGGAGAAGAGGTTCTTGACACTGCGATGACTAGTAAAAAATCACATGGTGGTCATATTAGTGGTACTCCTATTTGGACTACCACTATGAAAAAGCTTGGTGGGAAAGCTGGAATAAAAGATTTGTTAAAACAAGAATTAAAAAGTCAAGGTCTTTAATCTAATAAGAAAGGAGGATGATTTATGGCAAAGGGAAGAAAAACGTTTAGAAAAGTTATCACTTCTGACGAGTTAATATCACAAATTAACCCAGAGAACGTTAAGTTAATGGAAAGATTTTTAAAAAATTTTGCCACTAAGCGTTCTCCTAAATCTGTTACTGTATATAGAAGTAATTTAAATATATTTTTTGTATGGAATTTATTGGAAAATTCTAATAAGCCATTTGCAAAAATCAGAAAATTAGAAATGTTAGATTTCTTTGATTATGCGCTAAGTGAGTTGCGTTGGTCTCCAAATAGATTTCACCAATGCCACTCTTCTTTATCAAGTTTCTCAGATTGGATTGAGAATTATTATGATGAAGTTGATGGATATGAAAATTTCCGAAACATTGTAAAGAAAATTGAAAAACCATCAAAAGAGGCGGTTAGAGAAAAAACAGTTTTAAAAGAAGATGATATTGATAAAATATTTATTGTATTAGAAGAAGAGAAACGTATACAGGAGCAATGTTTATTGGCACTGGCTATTTCTTGTGGTGCTAGAGTTTCTGAATTAGCTCAGTTTACTACGTCCCTTATCGATGAAAACAATACTGTTTTTGAGGGATTATTTTTAGAAACTACGGAAAAAATTAGAACAAAAGGTTCTGGAGTTATGGGAAAGATGTTAAAAAAATATATATTAAAAGATATGTTTTTACCATATTACCATAAATGGCTAAAAGAAAGAGAAAAAATTCTTAAAGATAATAATCAAGAACATGATTTTATTTTTATAACAAAAGATGGAAATCCAGCCAATGCAGATAGACTAAGAGATTGGATTGGCACTTGGGGCGACATTGTTGACCAACCATCATATCCACATATGTATCGTCACTATCAAATTAGTCTTTTGAAAAGATTGGAGATTGATGACGATTTAATTGTATATTTAACTGGTTGGGCTGAGGGAAGCGGTCATACAATGATTTCTATTTATAATGATAATGAATTAAGAGATACGCAATTTGCATGTCTTAACAACTTAAAAGATTTCTTAAAAGAAAAATAAAGTAATATTTTAGTAGGCTAGGGTTTAAAATTGGAGTTTTATTGCCAGTTTTATCTAGCCTACTTTTTAAATTAGAAAATTATTGCACCTTTTAAGGTGCGTTTTATATGCACCTGAAAGGAGTGTGAATATATATGGCTGATTATACAATCGAGCTGGGTGTCAAGTTGAATACCAATGAAGTTGACACTAAAATTAAAAGTTATAATAATAAAACAATTAAATTAAAAGCAGATTTTGACCCTAGTGATATCACTACAAAATTGAATTCATATAATCCAAAGCCAATTGTTGTTAAATCTACTCTTAACACAGACGGTATAACTGCTAAAATTAAAGCTTATGACCCACGTAAAATGATTCATCTCAAATCTAAATTGAGCATGGAGAATGTTGAGACAGCTATAAGCAATTATAATAATAGCAAGCCAATTAAGCTTAGTGCAGAATTATATCAAGGAGCGCTTAATAAGGCTGTACAAGCTCAGGCTGGAACTGTGTCAGAGATAATTACAGTTAAGGCTAAATTAGATGATAATGCTATTAATAAAGCAATTTCCACTTTTTCATCTGGAAATTCTGCAATTCCAATCAGAGTAGACCCAGATTTTAGCAATGTTAATTTTGATAAAGTCGAGGAGCTTTTAAAGGGGTATGAGGCTAGAACGCCAATAAAAGCCAATGTTCAGATAAATAAAACTGGAATTAACAATGCAATAAGTGAATTTAATACTGAGCTTAAAGGCGATAGAAATAGAGATATTTTGTTACAAGTTAAAATAACTGATGCTGCTATTTCTAGTGCATTATCTAAATACAATCAAAGTAATAGTGCTTCTAGCAAAACAGGAATTCCAATTGATTTAACTATAAAACCAAATTCGGACTTTGACGCTAGGTTAAAAGCAAAAATAGCAGAATATGAAAAAGTTCCTGTTTCAATTCCAGCACAGTTAATGCCATCATATAGCAAAGGCAAAGGTTTTACATCTGAACTTCAGAAAGTTCCTATTCCTATTGATGTAACATTACAAAATCCAAAGGCTCTTAATGAGGCTATAAAAGCGCAAACTGGAAAAGTAGTTCCAGTTAAAGCGGAACTAATACCAACTGCAAATTTTGATGCTAAGATAACCAAGAAAACAATTCCAATTTATGGTGAATTAGACCCAAAAAATATCAATGCTACAATAGACGCATTTAAACCAACATCTAAAATAAAAGTTGGTGTTAAATTAGATTCCATAGATGTAAATGATGAGGTAAGAAAATTACCAAAATCTACTGAGAAGATTGAAGTTGGCGCAAAATTATCTCCAACAAGTATTAATCAGGCTATATCTACCGCAAAGCCAACAAGTTTACTTAGAGTAAATATTGATATACAAGAGGCTGATGTTAATGCTCAAATAAGCGCAATACAGCCTACTGCCAAAATAAAAGTTTTATTGGATTTTGGCAATGCTAGTGCAACTGATAAATCTGGTGTGGCTGGTATACAAAATACTCAGTCCCCAGTAATGATGAAGGTAAAATTAGACCGTGAAGATATTAATGGTCAAATTAGGGATTTTAAAACAACTTCAAAAATAAAAGTTGGAATTAAAGCTGATTTTGCTAGTCATTCTGGTGGTCAGACTGGTATTCCACAGCAGATTAAAAATTATAAAACTAATACTAAAATTAGAGTTGGTATTAAGTTACAAACAGACGATATTAATGCTCAGATAGAGGCAATACATCCAACTTCTAAGATTAGAGCATCTATAGATATAAATAATAGTTTAAATAAAAACGATACTAATGCTGCTAAAGTAAAAGTTCAATTAGACAAAGCTGATATTAATAATCAGATTCAAACATTTACTAGAGAATCAAAGCAAAAAATGAAATTAAATTTACAGTTTTTTGCGGCAAAGGGAAGTGGCAATAATAGTGTAACGAAACAAATAAAAAGTGCTATTGACCAATCAGTAGGTTCAAATAAAAAGATTCCTATTAATATTGAACTTGAGCAAGGTAGCGTACAGAGAGTTCAAAGCCAAATTGATAATATTAGACAACAGATTACGCAACTTTCTAATATAAGAATTGATTTTGGTGGTGGAGGCAATAGTGGTGGTGGTCGTGGTGCTGCCGCACAAGCTAATGAAACAGCTGAAGCATTTAGATATTTAATGTCTATCATAAATGAAATCAACTCAAAAAGAGTGCAGTTAAATAAATTGACTGGTTCTGCTCAAGCATCGAATGAAATAAGAACTCTTACAGACCAAATAGATAGACTTGATATCGAATATAACAATTTAATAAATTCTCTTAGCGCTCGTGGAATACAGTTTACTGGAGAGCAGTGGAGTCAGCTTGAAACAGCTATGATAAGAGCTGGAAGACAAATAGATATTGTTCAAGCAAAAATGGCCGACAAAACTATTGCTCAAGGTCAAACACAATCATTTAGAGAGCTTTCGTCAATTCTTAAAGAGATAGACTCTTTAGAGAAAAATATTACAAATTTGAAATTGCAAGGCGGAAACTCAAATCAGATTGCACTGCTTGAGGGAGAATTAAGAACTTTACAGTCTACATATCAGCATCTTGTAACAACAATGAACACTCCTTTAACCGCTGCTCAGTGGGGTTCATTGTATACACAAATTGCAAAAACATCTGAAGATATCGATAGATTAAAAGCAAAATATGCTGACGCAAGGGCTGAGTTTTCAAAAGGCATTAAAGCGAATATTTCTAATGGTAAATTAGGCACTGAACTTAATGGTGTAATACAGAATTTTAACAGACTTGGCATTGCAAATAGACAAGTGTCTGACGATATTAGACAGTTGCAGGCGCTACTGAAAAATATGGACGCTAGTGATGATGTAGAATCTGTTTGTAGCGATTATGAGAGATTTCAACAATTATTACAAACTGTAAAATATGGCATAAAAGATTTGCAAATTCAAATGAATGAAGCGAATAGACCAGAAATGCTGGCTGCTTCAAAAGAGGCTGCGGTACAAAAATTAAATGGTTTATTCGAAAAAGGTTCTCAGGCTGCAAAAACATATGGCAACAGAGTAAAAGAACTCAGACGCGAACTCGACAGTGTTGGAAATACCGCTGGTGTTGATTTGGTTAATAAAAAAATTAACAACCTTGCAACAGAAATCAAAAACTCAGGTCTTCAAACAAAGACGCTTAGTACCGCGTTAAAAGACCAGTTTAGAAAATATTCTTCATACTTCTCTGTATATACCGTATTTATGTATACAGCTAGAGCCTTAAGAAGCATGTTTGAGCAAGTTAAATCTATTGATGCTGCAATGACAGAGCTCAAAAAAGTTACTGACGAAACTGCTTCATCATATGATAAGTTTTTAACAAATGCTGCTTCAAGAGCAAAAGAAATTGGTACAACAATTGACGGTCTTGTTAAATCAACAGCAGATTTTGCAAGACTTGGATATAACTTTGCAGACGCTCAGGGTCTTGCTGAAGTTGCAAATATTTATGCAGTAGTTGGTGATGAAATTGAGGGTGTTGAAGATGCTACTCAGAGCTTAATTTCTACAATGGCTGCATTTAAAGACCAGTCAAGCGAAATGAGCAATACAGAATTTGCAAATGAAATCATTGATAAATTTAATGAGATTGGTAATAAATTTGCAATTAGTTCTGGTGGTATTGGTGAAGCGATGAAGAGGTCGTCTTCTTCTCTTGATGCTGCAAACAACACAATTGACGAATCAATTGCGTTAATTACAGCTGCAAATACTGTAGTACAGAACCCAGATAAAGTTGGTAACGCATTTAAAACAATTTCAATGAGAATTCGTGGTGCAACAACTGAGCTTGAGGAAGCTGGCGAATCAACAGAGGGAATGGCTGAATCTACTGCTAAAATGCGTAAGGAAATTATGGCTCTCTCTGGCGTAGATATCATGATAAATGACGATACGTTCAAGTCTACATTTGATATCATGGATGAGCTTTCTAAAAAATGGGAAGATTTAACTGATATTCAGCAAGCTTCAATTATTGAACTTATGGCTGGTAAGCATCAGGGTAATGTATTTGCATCATTAATGCAAAACTTTGATATAGCAAGAGAAGCTCTTGATGTATCCATAAATTCTTCTGGCTCTGCTATGAAAGAACATGCAAAATGGAGCGAATCTATTGAAGCCAGATTATTAAAGATTAAAGCCGCATGGCAAAGCTTATCTCAAAGCTTTTTGCAGTCAGATTTCTTAAAAGGGTTGTTAAATACTGTTACATCTTTAGTTGACGGTTTAGACTTTCTTGTTGATAAATTTGGCACAATACCAACTCTTTTTATGGGTGGTGCTGTATTCAAAACATTGTTTAATAACAGTGGATTTTTTAAAACAATAAACACAGACCTTACTGGTATTATAAATAAGATTGGTGTTGCAAATAGAAGCATTGCAGAATTACAGCAATCTTTTTCTTCTGGTAAGGCAAATGGCGGAGGATTTTTTGGCGGAATATCTGCTGTTAAAAATTCCATGAGCAAAACCTTAACAGAAAAAGATATATCCAACATAAAGGCATATAATGACCAAATAGATAAGTGTGTTGGTTCTCAGACAGCATGGAATCGTACAATGCTAACATCTAGTAGGCATGCACAGAATTTGGTTGCAAATGCAAAGGGCGGTAAGGTTGCAGTTGACGGTTTAACTGCATCAACAAAATCTTCTAGACTAGCAACTATTGGATTAACTGCTGCTACAACTGCTTTAAATATTGCTCTTACAATGGGAATTAGCCTTTTAATAACTGGAGTTATTAAAGCGTTAGATAAGGCTATTACAACCAAGAAAGAACTTGCTGAACAAGTTACAGAAGTTACAGAAAAGTTTAAAGAACAACACGAACAGCTTAAGAAACTTAAAGGCGATTATGATACTTCTGATGAAAAATCAATGGCTTCTAGATATGAAAAGTTATCTAAAGGCGTTGATGACCTTGGTAGAAATATATCTTTAACTGCGGACGAATATTCTGAATATCAAGATATTTTAAATAAAATTGCAGAGCAAATTCCTAGTCTTGTATCTGGATATGATGAACAAGGAAATGCAATGATTTCTTGCAAAGGAAATGTAGATGATTTAATAGAAGCATATGAAAATCTGATACATCTTCAAAATCAGGAAGTTTTAACTAGTGCTGGTGACATAGGAAAAGATTTTAATAACTCTGCTAAAGAAGCTAAAGGCAATGATTTATGGGGTTCATTTAGAAAAGGAATGACAAATATGTCTAGCTGGCAGCAGTGGCTTGCCAATGCATTAAATCCTTCATTTGGAGTCTATAAAGCTGTTGATTATATTGCCGACTGGACTGTTGGAAATGATATGACCATTGGCACTGCAAGTGCTCTTAGAGAATTATTAAATACTGATAGAGAAGAAGTTGCTGACGTAATATCAAATTATGACGAACAGACGTTGCAAGAAATTCAAACGGCATTAAAAGATGCCGATATTGACGTTGGATTTTTAGGGAATAATACAGCGGAAGCATTGGCAGAAGCGATTGAAAATGAACCAGCGAAAATAAAAGGAATAATAGATAATTTTTATGGTGATTTACAAGATACCATCGACCCACAAAAATCAGTAGCATTAGCAAAATTAAGTGAAGCATTTGATGTTAGAAGTTCTCTAAGTGGAGTGAACTACGATAATATTAGCGAAGAAATGAAGGCTATTGCCACACAAACAGTTAATAGTTTAGACTTTGATTTCTTTGCGGAGCTTTTAGATAAAGGTCAGACAATTGGGCAATGGACTGATACAATTCTTAATCAACTTAATTCTATTAGCGATGTTGATAACGCAAAATTATCTGCGAAATTTAGTTTGGAAACAGAATTTAACAATGGCGAAATTTCATATGGAGAATATGTTAATGGAATTAAAGATGCAGAAAATTTAATTTCTGGTCTTGATTTAGATGAAGAAGTTGTAAGTCAAATTAAGTTCAGTTTAAACACAGAAGAAGTCATAGGAAACTATGACGATATTGTAAAACGACTTAATGAAATAGAAGTTGCAAATCCAGAAGAATTTTTGAGCGATTTAACAGCAAGTGAATATTCTGTAATGGTTGACTTGGTAGCAGATGATTTTGATTTAAGTGGTTTTGACGCTCAGGCTCTTAGAGATTATATTAGAAACCTTGCAGATATTAAAGATGCAATGGCTTTCGAAACAGATATTAGCGTTGATACAACTGCGTTAGAAGCTTTAAATACCGCATTATCAGAATCTGCTTCTGCTATTGGTCTTACTGAGACATCAATAGACAGTTTGAAATCAAGATATGAAGACCTTGAGGGTTACGATATATCTACTTTATTTGAGAGAACTGCTAGTGGTATCAAAGTAAATAGAGATGAACTTGCTAGGTTAGAAGAAGAATATCAGAATTTAAAACAAGCAGATGTTCAAAAACATTTAGATACTCTTGTTGACGAATATAATAGACTCACAGCCGAGATTGACAACTGTTCAAATGCAGCTGAAAGAGCTAAACTTATGTCTGAGCGTGACGGATATGTGTCACAGATTCAGGAACTTGCCGAATACCAAGCTCAATTAGAGGGCGTTACTGGAGCATATAAAAAATGGATTGATGCTCAAAATGAACCAGAAGACCATGAGGGTTATGAAGCTGTTGCTTCTGGAAGAAAAGATGTAAAAGCTGAACTTGATAGAGGTATCATGAGCAAATCAACAAAAGCTTATATCGACCTCTTATCTGGCGAAGATTTATCTGGTAAAAGTATAGATGAGTATGCGGCAGCTTGGGAAAGACTTGGCGAAACAGTTGGCGAAACTGGATATACCGTTCATGATTTCTTTACAGTTAATGACGAGGGTAAAATTACAAGAACTGGTATTGATAGATTCTTCGAAAGCGTTAAAAGTGAATTCGAAGGAATTTATGATGAAGATACTGGATTGTACGATTTTAGCGAGGATAACCTAAAAGCAATTCAAGAAAAATGGGGTATGGGTATTGATGCTATTCAACTCATGCTTGAAGCAGCTTCATCTGCTGGTTATGAAGTTGACTGGGGTGGAATCTTTGATGATATTGAAATAGATTTTTCTGATTATGAAACATTAATCGCTCTTGCAGAATCAGCACAGCAGGCTTTTAATGACTTGGATATTGATGGGCTTGAAGATGTAGAGTTTAATTTTGAAACTTCGAATATTGAATCTGCAACATCTGAAATGAAAGAGGCTCAGAAGATTTATAATGACCTTATAGACCCAGATAAAGACGGAAATGTTAATCTTGAAGCGGAGGGCGCTGAGGAGATGAGGGTTGTACTTTCAACTCTTATATTCCAAAAGCAGCAACTTGAAGATTCAAATATATGTCTTAACATAGATACTTCTCAATTAGATGAATCACAGGCTGAAATTGGTGCTGCGATTAGTGCTGTTCAAAATTTTAGAGAAAAATTCAAAAATCTTGAAATAGCTATTAATACTGGCGATGGTATTGAAAATGCAAAAACGGAGCTTAAATCAGCATTAGATGGTCTTAGTGCTGAGGGAGTTGACGTTGATATTGCCGCCCAACTTATACTTGGTGAGGGTAGCGATGCTGCCGACCTTACTGAAAAAGTTAATGCGGCAGTTGAAGCAGTTGGACAACCAGAAGTTGATGTTGGATGCAAGCTTGATGAAACAGCTATTGGGACTTTAAATTCTCAATTATTAACTAATTTTACTCCAGAGGCTACTGTTAAAATTACTAAGATTGACGAATCATTAGTAAACAATTATCAGACTACTGAAAAGACTGCTAATGGTAAAGTTATATGGGATAATGATGAAACATTAGTTAATCAGTTTAAGGCAGAAAAACATGAAGCAAATGGTAAGGTTAAGTGGGATGATGATTCTGCAAGTCTTAAACTTTCTGGATGGAGAGCAACTGGTACTGTAACTTGGACTAGTGGAAACAATGTTCAGGTTAAAGTTGTTAAACTTGCTAATGGTACTGCGAATGTAAACGGAACTGCTCTTGCTGGCGGTACTACTGGTCGTGCATTTAAGCAAGGTGACTGGAGCATTAAAGACTCTGGAACTGCACTGGTTGGAGAACTTGGTACAGAAACATTAGTTCGTAATGGTAGATATTATACTATTGGTGATTCTGGCGCTGAATTTATTAAATATAAAAAAGGCGACATAGTATTCAATCACAAACAAACAGAAGAACTTTTCAAAAATGGAAGGGTAACTTCTGGTGGTGGTCGCGGAAGAGCTTTCGCAAATGGAAGTTACGCTTCTACTGGTAGAGCGTTTGTAAATTCGACTGTATCTGAATCAGATTGGGTTAAAAAATATAAGAATAATTCCAATACAAATAATAACACCTCTAATAATACAAGTAGCAATAGAACAAATACAACAAATAGAAGTAATAATAATACAGATACAAAAGATACTGCTAAGGATTTTGAAGAAACATTTGACTGGATTGAAATAGCACTTGAACGTGTAGAAAAAGCTATTGATAGTCTTGACCAAAAAGCAAATGCTACATATATAACTTGGTCTAAAAGAAACAAGGCTCTTTCCGATGAAATTGGCGTTGTAAACGATGCGATGGAAATTCAGCAGATGGCTTACGAAAGATACATGGATGAGGCTAATTCTGTCGGTCTTGATAGCAAGTATAAAAAAATGGTTCAGGATGGAAGTATTGATATTAACAATATTACCGATGAAGACCTTGCTAATAAGATAAAAGAGTATCAGGATTGGTATGAAAAAGCCCAAGATTGTAAAGACGCAATTGAAGAACTTCGCGAACAAGAAGCCGAACTTTATGCACAGAGATTTGAAAACGTTCAAAGCCAATATGACGCTGTTGTTCAGGGATATGAACATACAGAAAAAATGCTTGATGAATATATTTCTCAGGCGGAAGCTAAAGGTCATATTGTAAGTAGCGAATATTATAATGCGTTAATTGCAAATGAAAAAGCTACTATTTCTGCGCTTGAAGACGAACAGTCTGAGTTAATTGCCAAAAGACAAGAGTACTATGACGCAATGCGTGATAACGGTATGACTCATGAAGAAATTTTGGATTCTGAACAATGGACTGAAATGTCTGCTGAGATTGATGGCGTTACCGAAGCCATCGAAGAATCTAATACTGCAATTATTGAATATGGAAATTCAATTCGTGAAGTAGACTGGGAAGTCTTTGATATGATTCAAGAAAGAATTAGTGCGGTTTCTGATGAAGCAGAATTCTTAATTGAGCTGATGAGTAATGATAAGCTGTTTGATGATAAAGGTAAGTTGACTGAGCAGGGCGCTGCTACAATGGCAATGCATGCTCAAAAGTACAACAACTACATGTATCAGGCTGATGACTATGGTGCTGAGATTGCTGATATTGATGCAAAAATAGCTTCTGGCGAATATGATTCAAAAGACCAAGAGGTTATTAATCGAAGACAAGAACTTCTTGAAGCTCAAAGAGATTGTATACTTGCTGCTGAAGATGAAAAGCAAGCTATTAAAGACCTTACAGAAGAGGGTATAAATCTTGAACTTGATGCGCTTCAGGAACTTATTGATAAGAAGAATGAAGAGCTTGAAAGCGAAAAGGATTTATACGAATATCAGAAGAAGGTCAAAGAGCAGACCGAAGAAATTGCTTCTCTTGAAAAGCAGATGTCTGCATATTCTGGCGATGATTCTGAAGAAGCAAAAGCAAAGATTCAAGAATTAAAAGTTTCTCTTGAAGATGCTAAAACCGAATTGCAGGAAACAGAATGGGATAAATATATTAGTGATACTTCTGCTCTCCTTGATACTTTATATTTAGAATATGAAAATATTTTAAATCAAAGATTAGACAATGTCGATTATCTTCTTGAACAAGTTGTTGCTGGTATTAATGCTACTATGGGCGTTGATGGCACTATTGATACTGCTTTGGGTTCTGAAGGTGCTATTGCTACAGCCATTTCTAACGCTGTTAGTGAGGGCGGTGGTGTTCAAAAAATCTTAAATAGTGAAGCAACAAGTGTTGGAACTACTCTTTCTACTACAATGGGTAATATTTGGACTACTGGCGAGGGAAATATTAAGTCTGTATTAACAACATATGGAACTGACTTCCAGAATAAACAGACAACAACTAATGTAGAATTAGGAAAGATAAAATCTGACGTTGCTGCTATGGTAGATGATGTAGATAAGGATGCTAAAAAGAAAGTTGAGGAAAAGAAAACTCAAACATCTGCTAATCAGCCTGCTCCTACTCCTGCACCTAAGCCTACTCCTAAGCCTAAGGACGAAAACAAGAAAGATAATGCGACTGGTGGGGACGGAAAGGCTAAAGTTGGTGACAAAGTTAAATTTGTTAGCGGTAAGTATTATTATGATTCATATGGTAAGTCTCCTACTGGTTCTAAAAATCAGGGTAAATATGTTTATATTACAAAAATAAACGCAAAGGGGTCACATCCATATCATATTAGTACTGGTAAAACACTTGGTAAAGGCGACTTAGGTTGGCTGAAATTAAATCAGATTAGTGGCTATGCTACTGGTAAGAGAAAATTATCAGCTGATGAAGCTGCTTGGACTCAGGAAAAGGGTAGAGAATTTATTGTTCGCCCTTCTGATGGAGCTATTCTTACTCCAGTTGCTAAGGGTGATAGTGTTCTAAACGCTAAAGCTACTAGAAACATTTGGGATATGGCTAATTCCCCTGCTGATTTTATAAGAAATAATTTGAACTTAGGTGGTGCGGATATTCCTAGCGGTTCAAACATTAATAACAATTACAATCAGCAGATTGGAAATGTTATATTCAAAATGGACGGAATTAAGAATTACGAAGAAATGTTATCTTCTATGCAAAAGGATAAAAACTTTGAAAAACTTATTCTTTCAATGTCAATTGATAGATTAGCTGGAAAAAGTTCTTTAGCAAAAAATAAATCAATAAGATAAATTGGGATGGTGCAAGTTTTTGCTTGCACCTCTTCCCTATTTTTTAAAGTGCAAATTTTGCACTTTGTAAGTTTGTGAGGTGCAAAAATATGAATGAAAAAAGATATGAAAAAAGACTTGAATTTCAACAAAAAATGATTTCTAAACAATCAAAACAAATTGAAGATTTAAAGTTAGAAATTGAAAAATTGGAATCTAAAATTGTAGAAAAAGACAAAGTTATAAAATCTGTTGATTCATTAAGAAAGGAATTGATGGATGACGTTAACGATATGAAACAGAGAAAAAAAGAATATATTTCTTTGATTGATGAATTAAAAAACATGAAAAAAATACTTAATCAAGAAGTCTATAAAGGTAGATGGTGGTTGATTAAGTTTCTTATAAAGTAAAAAATATTAAAAATATGAATCGAGGTGAGATGAGATGGTAGTATACGATTTTGAATTTGATGGTCAAAGACTTAGTGAGCTTGGAATGACTATTTGTTCATTTGGTGATAAAGGGCTGGAAACAGTTGATAATGGAAGTCAAGTTTCTTTTAATACGGTGTCTGTTCTTGGAGGTTCTCTTCAGAGAAAGACCAGTGCTGTATATGAAGATTGTTTAGAAGCAACTATTCAAATATGTAAATATTCATGCGCTACAGATGTAAAAGAAATAACTCCAATAGAACTTAGACAACTTACAAAATGGCTCAATAGAAAGAAATTTTTAAAATTTAAATTCCTTTCAAATGATTATATTGATTTATATTATGAAGCAAAAATTGATGTTAGTAGAATTGAACTTGATGGAAGATTATATGGGTTAGAATTAAATATCACGACTAATCGTCCTTTTGCTCTTAAAGAACCTAGAAAAATTCTTATTAATAATGCTATAAAAGATGGAAAACATTTTATTAATGATACGTCTCATGAAGAAGGATATATTTATCCACATACAGAAATTACTTTGGTTGAGGGCGGAAAACTAACTATATATAACGCCATAGAAAATAGAGAAACAATTATTGAAAATTGTGTCGCTGGAGAAGTTATTACTATGGATTATCCTATTATAAAATCTAATATCTCGTCTCATGATTTAAATATACAGAATGATTTTAATTGGAAGTTTTTTAGAATAGCAAATACATATAATAATAGCAGAAATGATTTGATAATTTCATTGCCTTGTATAATGAAAGTTGAATATTCTCCTATTATTAAAGTTGGATTGTAAGGTGGTGATATCTTATGGCAATTAATATTAAATTTGATTTAGCTGGAAATCCAGAGCCGCCAACAATACTACTTGCTAATAAAAATGGCAATATATTAGGTCAATTAAATGTAGACGAAGAAAGCATTGATATTAGCGATAAGTTTAATGATGCTTCTGAATTTAGCTTCACATTAAATAAGTTTGTTGATGATGAAATTACAAACTTGTGGGATAAGGTTGTTAATTTTAAACTTGTATATTGCGAAGAATGGGATATGTGGTTTGAGATAACTGTTGAACTTGATGAAGAAACAGAAACTGTTAAAACGGTATTCTGTACACAGCTTGGTCAAGCAGAATTATCACAGCTTAAATTATATAATGTTGAAATTAATACAGAGTCTGATATAGCTCGTGATGACTATAAAATAACTATTTTATATGATGAAAACGACCACGAAGCTTCATTATTGCACAGACTATTAAAAGACAAAGCGCCACACTATTCTATAATTTACGTAGACCCTACTATTGCTAAATTACAGAGAAGCTTCTCTTTTGACGACACATCTATTTGTGATGCATTTATGGAAATTGCAGAAGAAATTGGATGTCTGTTCGTGTTTCATTCTAATTCTAAAAATGGAAAAATACAAAGAACTATATCTGTATTTGATTTACAGCAGAATTGTTTAAATCCAGATTGTAAACATCGTGGAGAATTTACTGATGTTTGTCCTAAATGTGGCGGACAAGATAAAGACGGTAATAAATATGGAATTGAGTATGGATATGGAGAAGATACTAAAATATTTGTAACGTCTGACGAGCTTGCTTCTGGTGGGATACAATTAAAAACAGATACAGACGCTGTTAAGAATTGTTTTAAACTTGAAGCTGGCGATGATTTGATGACGGCAACAGTTAGAAACTGTAATCCAAATGGAACTGATTATATCTGGAGATTTTCAGATGATATGAAGTCTGATATGTCAGAAGAATTAAAAGAAGCATTAAAAGCTTATGACTTAAAATACAAAGAATATTGTGACACATATAAGTCAGAATTAGATAAAGACTTAGTAAAAAAATATAATGCTCTTGTAGAAAAATATAAAAATTATTATGATACTAAGTCAACTTGCTTAAACTGTAAAAACGAAGAGGTGTTTGACGGAAATTGTCCTAAATGTGGTAGCAGCAATGTTTTATCTGGTGACAGTCTACAACCTATCCCAAATGAAATTATTGGTTATGCACCGTTAATGAATGCTTATTATGACACGATTGATTTTGCATTATATCTTGAATCTTCTCTTATGCCTGATGTGGACTTGACTGAGAAATCTCTTTGTTCAGATTGTAAGTATGAAGGGGTTTTTAAAAATACTTGTCCTCAATGTGGTGGTACAAATATTTTGTCAGGAGCAGAATACCAAGCAAGTTTATTAACGACATCTGCCCTCTCTACTGTTGCTGTAAAGGTTGATAATGTCGAGGGTATATCTTTGTCAACATCTAACACTTCTGTTTTATCTATGGCAAAGGTTATTGTCAAATCAACATATAAAGTAGAAATAAAAACATCTTCTTTGTCTGAAGATAAAATTTGGACTGGTAGTTTTATTGTTACAAATTATTCTGATGAAAATGATACTGCCGAAAGTGGAACTATTAGTGTTATAGTTAATAATGACACGGAAACATATGTAGAGCAATTAATAGAAAAATCATTAAACAAAGATAACACGAATGATTATAGTGTTACTGGCTTATTTGAAAAGGAACTTATAGTAATTGACAAAGAAATTGAAAAAATAAATGCAGAAATCGAAGAATTAGATAAAAGAATTGAGGAAGACCCATACAATACAGACTTATTAGAACAAAAAGCAGAAGCTGTTGGTTTTCTGAGCGAGCTAATATTACTGCTTGAAGATGGAAACGAGTTTGGCGGAGAGTTTTATGATGAACTAAAAAAATATGCTCTTAATCCATTAAAAAGTTTTTATGATGCTTGTGATGCTTGTTTAAATATATTAATAGAGCAAGGTGCTGGTAGCGAAAACGAAAAACCAGATTTATATGAAAATTTATATAATCCTTATCGTCAAAAGTCTTCCGCTATTTCTAATGAGATTGCACTTAGAGAAGAAGAAATTAATTTGATTAATGGTATATCCAATGAAAATGGTGTTGTAGACCCAAAAGGAATTAAACAAAATATTGAATCTTGCAGAAATTCTATACAAGATGAACTTAATTTTCAGACTTGTTTAGGAGAGGAATTATGGCTTGAATTCTGTTGTTATCGCAGAGAAGATAAATATTCAAATGAGAATTATGCATCAGACGGCTTAAACAATGCAGAGTTATTTAAGAAAGCTTCTGAGTTTTTTGAAGTTGCTGAGAATGAAATATTTAAAGCTTCTGAGCATCAGCATTCAATTTCTACCACTTTAAATAATCTATTGGCAATTCCAAAATTTAAAGAGTTAATTAAATATTTTAATCTTGGAAACTGGATTCGTGTACAAATTGACGATAATGTTTATAGACTTAGACTTCTTGAATACGGAATTAACTTTGGAGATTTTGATAATGTAGATGTAGAATTTTCAGATGTAACCAAGATAAAAAATGGAGTTACAGATGTGCAAGCTGTTTTATCTCAAGCTTCTTCTATGGCTACTTCTTATAGTTCTGTGAAAAGACAAGCAAGCCAAGGAGAGAAAAGCAATACTACTTTAAATGATTGGGTTAAAAATGGTTTAAGTGCTACAAATACAAAAATTGTAAGTGGTGTTGATGAATCTATATTGCTTGGCAAAAATGGATTTTGGTGCAGACAAATAGACCCAGTAACTGGCGAAGTTAGCAATGAGCAAATAAAAATATTTGATTCTACAATTGCCATTACAGATGATAAATGGAATACTACTAAAACGGCTATTGGTAAATATTATTATATAGATGAAAATGGCGAAGAAAAAATGGCATATGGAGTCAATGGTGAAACAATTATAGGTAAATTTATTTTGGGTAAAAATTTATCTATGCAAAGTGAATCTGGGGCTATGAAGTTTGATGGAGATGGATTATCTATTACAAGTGGAACTGGAGACAGTGTTGGTACAATGACATTTAATGAAAATGGTCTTGTGGTAAATCATGGTAAAAACACTGTTACAATTAGTCCTAAAACAGAAGAGGTTATGAACATTACCAATGGTGAAGACGAAGTTTTTGAAGTTAATGAAAATGGAGAACTTAGTATTAATGGTAATATCATTGCTCGTAGCTTAAAGTTGGAAAATGGAGTTAAAATTGACTCTGGCGTTATTACTAACTTGGCTAATGTTGCTACTTCTGGTTCTTATTACGATTTGCTTGATGCACCTACAAAATTAAGCGAATTTAATAATGATAGTGGTTTTATTACCAATAGTGTAAATAATTTGACTAATTATTATAATAAAACAGAAACCAATAATTTGTTAAATAAAAAAGCTAATTCGGATGATTTGGCTGATGTTGCTACTAGCGGAAGCTATGACGACTTAAGTAATAAGCCAAATTTAAAAGCTGTTGCTACTTCTGGCTCATATAATGATTTATCTAATAAACCATCGTTGTCTTCTGTGGCAACTTCTGGTTCTTATAATGACTTGGTTGATATCGATGAGTTAAAGAATTGGGTCTTACAACAGATACAATTTGCAATCAGTTAATAAGGTGAGTTTCATGAAAGATGGTGATTGACATGACAGAAGAAAAGTTTAAGAAAAAACTTGAAAAAATAAAAGAAAAAAATAAAGAAATTAAATTCAAAAATAAATTAAAAGCTGAAAAAAATAAGTATAAACGCAAGATGAGTACTTCTAATAAAGTTTTAATTGCTTCTATTATTGCAATTCTTGTATTTACAATTGCTTGTTTGTATATTCAATGTGCTACTTCTATGGAAGTCAGCAGCACATTGATTACTTTATGGTATTCATTTTGGACAGTTGAAATTTTAAGTTTGGCTGGAATTAAAATTTCTAAGGTTATAAAAAATTATGATACTGCGTCTGATGTTGAGATTGAGACTGAAGATGAAAACGTTGGGTAATGGAGGAATATAAAATGGATGTAACTACTTTTTTAATGTTATTGGCTTCATTCTCTACTATCACTGGATTGGTAGTTGAATGTATTAAAAAAATTGTAACTGATAAAGCGAATATTTCTTACAATGTTACAGCTCTCATTGTTGCAATGGTTGTTGGTATTTGTGGTTGTGGAATTTATTATCAGTTAAGCGCAATTCCTTTTACTGTTAATAATGTTATTTATATGATTTTAATGGGATTTGCTAGTACATTGGTTAGTACACTTGGATACGACAAAGTAAAACAAGCTATATTGCAGATGTCTAGCAAAAATTAATGGCTTTTATTAAGGAGGTAATATTATGGCTAAACCTGTAATTGTTGGTTCTGCTCGTGTAGACGAGCGTGGACAATACAAGGGTGGACAAGCTGGTTCTCAAATTGATAAAGAAATTAGCAAACAAGATTGGTATCTTCATCCAAAGGGTTGGATTTTAATTCGACCAAAAGACAGCAAAAAGGCTGAAAAGATTGCCAAAGACATGGAATATGCTTGTGATTCAAAATACGTTGGATATGACCAAAATCAAAATAAGACTTTATACGAAGCTGTAAAATCATTAGATTTTGATATTTCTAAATTAAAAACCATGTGTGAAACTGACTGTGCAAGATTAGTTCGCGTATGTGTTAAATATGCTGGGGTTAATGCTAGAGATTTCTACACTGGAACTATGAGAGATGCACTTGAAGATACAGGCGAATTTGAAATTTTAACAAGCGATAAGTATTGTGAGTCTAGCGACTATTTAAAACGCGGAGATATCCTCGTAACAAAAACACAAGGACACACCGTTGTGGTTTTATCTGACGGTGCTAAAATTACAAAGGAAGAAAAGGGTGATAATATGGCGTATACAATGAAGACAAACATTGCTCATAAAAGTAATTATGGCGCAAAAAGAAGTCTGTCTCAAATCAAGTATATTGTAATACATTATACTGCTAATGATGGCGACACAGATGAAAATAATGGAAAATATTTTGATGGTGCAAATAGAAATGCTTCTGCTCATTACTTTGTTGATGATGATTCTGTAACACAGTCTGTTCCAGATGATTATGTTGCATGGCATTGTGGTGGTGGATTGCAGGGTTCTGGTGGACATTCGTTCTATAAACAGTGCACAAATACAAATTCTATTGGCATTGAAATTTGTGACGATATTAAAAATGGTGTTATCTATCCTTCTGCAAAAACAATTGAAAACGTTGTTGCACTTACTAAATCATTGATGAAGAAATATAACGTTCCAGCTTCAAGAGTTATTCGTCATTATGATGTTACTGGAAAAACATGTCCAGCTTATTGGTGTGGAACAACTGCAAAAAATGCAAAATGGAAAACAGAATTTTGGAACAAACTTAGTTCATCAACTTCCTCTTCTACTGCATCTACTTCAAAACCATCATCTTCCTCAACAACATCAACAATAAATAAAACTGCACAATGGACTGGCGTTGTCACAGCGTCTTCATTAAACGTAAGAACTTGGGCTGGCGCTGAAAATCCTACAGTTGTATTTAGTCCACTGAGTAGAAATAGCAAAGTTGAAGTTTGTGATTCTAAGAAAGCATCTGATGGAAGTACATGGTATTATATTAAGTACAATGGTAAATATGGATTTGTTCACTCTAGCTACATTAAAAAAGAAGAAGTTGTTAAATATAAGACTACTGCAAATCTTAATTTAAGAAGCGCAGCTGGTGTAATTAATAAAAACAACGTGTTATGCGTAATTCCAAAAGGCTCAACTGTTACATATAAAAATAAATATTCAACAGTAAATGGAGTTAAATGGTATTATGTAACATACAATGGCAAAACTGGATATGCATCTGGTAGCTATTTAAAAAAAGTGTAACTATTAACATTATATAGCCAAGAGAGTTTAATCACACTCTCTTGGTTTATCAAGGCATCACACTGCATTGAGATGCCTTTATAATAATGAAAGGATTGGGTGCTAGTGTGAAATGGGTGATTTAAAACAATTGACACAAATAGACTGGTGGTATGTATTTATTGCTGTACTCCTTCTTCTCATTTGTATTAAAACTGTGTGGTCATTATTTGACTGGTTTGTTTTTGATAAGCTTGGCATTGAAACAAGAAGAATGAAACAAAGACGGCAAGAAAGCGAGTTGTTAAAGACTACCGCAGAGTTAGCAAAAGCTACTGCTGAAAGTCTTGATGAATTACGAGCACGACATGCAAAAGATGAAGAAGAATTTAGAGTAAATTTAAATACTTATATGAAAGAAAGCAGAGAAGACAGAAAGGCTATTCATGACGAAATGACAAAGTTTAATGAAAATCGTGCCAACGATAGACAGGTTTCAATTGAAAGAGAAAAACGTCTGAATAATCGCATTACTGAAAGCAATGAACACAGAGATAAAATTATTGATAGTATAAGTGATTCTCTACATAAGCTAACCAATATGTTTGTTGACAAAGAAGTCGATGATATGAGGTGGGAAATTTTGAATTTCTGTTCTGCGTTGACATCTGGAAGAAAATATAATAAAGAGTCTTTTGACCATGTAATTCAGATACATGAAAAATACGAAAAGGTTCTTAGTGAGCACAACATGGAAAATGGTCGTGTAACAGCTTCTATGGAAGTAATTATGGAAGTCTATAAAGACAAGTTAAAAAACGGATTTGAATAAAATAGCAATTTTAAGTGTATTGTTAGGTGGTGATAAAGATGGCTTTAAATATTATTAAAAATATAAATATTGACTTTTACGATGATAAATATACTTTAATTAATGCTAAACAATATGACGGCAATTCAAGATATGTTACTATTACTTGCTATAATCAAGGAAAGATATTTAATTTAAATCCTAGCAAGCACACTGCATATGTTAGATATAAAAAATCAGATGGTCATACAATTTTTGATTTCTGTACGATAACTCCAAAGGGTCAAATTGAAATGGAATTAACAGAACAAATGCTTGCTTCAAGTGGTGTTTGTGACGTTGACTTAGTAGTTATACATAAAGGGAATGCCGTTGTAAATGTTGATACTGGTGAAATTATCACAATAGATGACTCATCAATTATATCAACTATGTTATTTAGAGTATATGTATACGAACCTGCGATTGATAACACATTGGTTGAATCTTCAGATGAATATAATGGTCTTAATGATTTATTGACAAGAGCTGAAGCAGATTATAAAGCTGTAATTGAAGCTTCTGAACATCATGCGTTAATGTCTGAGTCTTGGGCTATTGGTGGTACTGGTATTGAGGGTAGAGCTGATGAAGATACAAATAACTCAGAATACCATAGTCAGATGTCTAAATCATGGGCTGTAGGACATACAGAAGATGATGTTAGAAGTGGAGAAGATACTGATAATGCTCAATGGTATAGCGGTCAGTCTGAGTCTTGGGCTATAGGTGGGACTGGCAATAGAGATGGTGAAGATATTAATAATGCTCAGTGGTTTAGTAGTCAATCAGAATCTTGGGCTGTTGGTGACACTGGGAACAGAGATGGCGAAGATACGGATAATGCTCAGTATTATTCTCAAATGTCTAAATCTTATGCAATGGGTGGAACTGGTATTGATGCAAGAAAAGAAGAAGATGTTGATAATGCTGAATATTACTCTAGATTAGCAAAGTCATATACAATGGGTAGCTTTGATGGAAGTACTGAAACGAGAGACGATGAAGGTACTGAAAATGCAAAAACCTATATGGAAACTGCAAAATCTCACATGGACGATGCTAAGGAGCATATGGACAACGCAAAATCTCACATGGATGATGCTAAGGAGTATATGAATAACGCAAAGATTAGTGAAACTAATGCAAAGGCAAGTGAAGATGCATCTGCGTTAAGTGAAACTAATGCAAAGGCAAGTGAAGATGCATCTGCGTTAAGTGAAGCCAATGCGAGTTTGAGTGAAACAAACGCATTAAATAGCGCTAACAAAGCTCAATCATATACTGTTGGTGGTACTGGTACTAGAGTTGGCGAAGATACAGATAATGCTAGTTGGTATTATAACGAAATGAAAGATATGTTTAATGGTTTAAATATTGTATTTGTGCCAAAGGGAACTATATCTTTTGATGAATTGGCAACTGCAAAAGAAACTGCTGTGGCTGGTTATGTATACAATATCAAAGATGATTTTGTTACAGATGAAACATTTAGAGAAGGTGCTGGCATGACATATACTGCTGGTACTAATATATATTATACAATTGATGGTGCGTGGGATTGTTTTGGTGGCTCTGCCTCCCCTACTGCTACTGTTGATGAAGTAAAAGAATATTTAGGAATTTAAGTGAGGTGAGATAAATGTACGTGATATTAATTAATGATGATAACTCAATGTATGGTTCACATAAAGAGAGAATTATGCAGAGAAGCAAATGTGTTGACAATTTAGTTTTTGTAGTAAATTCTAATTATAAAGGCAATGATATGTCTGAAGCTTCTGTTGTGTTGGAATATATTCTTCCAGTATCTCGTGAATATCGAACTGAATATCTCACTCTCTCAGATGAAAGATATAAAGATTGTTTTTTACAGTATAAGCTTCCTTTTGATACTAAGCTTACAAAAGAAGCTGGGAAAATTGAATTACAATTAACTTTCGCCTATACTGGATTGGACGAAAATGGAAATGGAATTCAGATAGTTAGAAAGACTTCTCCTACTACTATAGATATTATTCCAATATCTGCATGGTCTGATATTATACCAGATTCTGCACTTTCCGCTCTTGACCAGAGAATTCTTAAACAAGATGCACAGATTAGAGCATTAGAAGAATTAGCAAATGTAATTGATGCTGGTTCAGTTGTTGATAATCTTATTTATGATTCTGTTGAAGATACTCTTCAGCTTTCTGCAAAAGGCGTTGGAGTTGGAAATAAAGTTTCTGTTAGAGATATGTTAGATGAGGGAATTCCAGTAGTAGAATTAGATTCTAATTCTGATGGTTCAGAAAACGAGCCAGAAGACGATAATCATGAAAATGATTGTGGATGTGAAAACAACAATGTTGTTGAATTTTAATTTATATGATTAGAGGACGATAAACTCGTCCTCTTTTATTATGAAAGGAGGACATGAATTGAGTTTATCATTTAAAGATTCTTTAAAAAATAATATTGAAAAAACTGTAGCAAAACCATTAAAGTTAGCTGCTACAATGAACATAGATGAACCAAGTGTTGAAAATGTTGGAATTATGACACTTGAAGAAACTCCTAGTGTTGCTGCTTATTCTGGCGATGGTGGAAATTGGCAACAGCACAATAAATATGTATATTATTCTGTTTTTAATGACAATAATGTTTCAACTATTAGTGATAAAAAAGAAATAAAATTAGATGGAAATCAGTTCAATATCACTCAAGAAGAAAATTCTCAGTATATACCGTTTGAAATGAATAGAAAATATGATGGCTATGATTTAACAAAAGCGGATATTACTATTCATTATACAACTGCAAATGGAAGACATCAGCCTGTTAGACCAGTAAATGTAACTTATAATAATGATAAGATTAGATTTGGATGGCTTGTTGATGCAAATGCTACGGTTGATGTTGGTACACTTGAATTTGAGATTCATGCTGACGGTATTGTAACTGGTAGCGATAATGTTCCAAGAGCTTATACATGGAAAACTAAACGCAATAAAGAGTTGTATGTTTACGAATCTATGTGTGATTGCGAGGGTGTAATCAATGACATTGATAATAGTTGGTTGCAAGAGCTTGTAACAGATTTAGCTGAAAGCATTGCAGAAGAAGTTAAAAAAGTAGAAGTTGGAAGCTTAGTTACTCAGGCTGAAGACGCTGCTGATAGAGCAGAGACTGCTGCTAAAAATGCAGAAACTACTGCTACAACTATTGTTGAAAATGCTTTAGAAGATTATAGCACAACATCAGAAATGCAATCATATGTTAATCAGCAGATTGCAGATGCTGATATCGAGGGCAAACTGACTGCTTATGCAAAAACAACAGAAGTTAAAGCTTTGGTTGGTAATATTGGCGAAGCCGAAAATCTTGTTGATTATATTGATACAGCTGTTGATTCTGTTGATGTTTCAGAACAGTTAAAAGATTATGCTCTTTCAGATGACGTTAATAAGTCTATTGAAAATATTAATAAGAATTTAACTGATAATTATTATACAATTGCAGATTCTGACTTGAAACTTGTAACTACTCTTGAAGATGGCGAATACGCTACTAAGACAGATGTTGCAAATGCTATTGCGGCAGAAGATATTACTGCAAAATTAGGTAATTATTATACAAAAGATGAAACATATAATAAGTCAGAAATTGATGAAGCCATTAAAAACGTTGAGGTTGATTTAACTGGATATGCTACTGAAACTTTTGTAACAGATAAAACAAATCCTTTGGAAAGTTCAGTTAAAAAAAATAAAGAAAATATTTCTTCTTTAAGCGAAACGCTTGGAGAATTGCAAGAAAGCGTTAATGCGATAGATACTTCTCCACGTATTACATATGATGTTGTTTATAATGATGCAGAAGACCCAGATGTTGGTGAAAATGTATTTGTATTTTATGAAATTGAAAACGAGGGTAAAGAGGGAGAAAAGAAAGAAGCTAAAAAGAAATTCACTATTACTGGTGGTTCTGGTGGCGGTTCTGGTAGCTCTCTTAAAATTTCATATGTAACAACATCTCCAGTTATAGCAACAGTAAATGATAAAATGTTGATTACTTATAACTTCTCTGGAATTGATTCATCTGGTGACGTTATAACAGAGGGTAATTATACATGGAAAATTGGTTCAAAAATTATTGCGTCTGGTATCGCCACAAATGGAGATAATACTTTTGATGTGACCGATTTTGCAACTACTACAAGTCAGAAGTTTGTATTAACAATTACAGACGATGCTGGAAGCTTGGTTACAAAGTCTTGGACTGTACAAAAAGTAGACGTAAGATTAGAATCTAATTTTAATGATGCTTATAAATATAATGGAAATGTATCTTTTAATTACACTCCTTATGGTGCAATTGAAAAAGATATTCACTTTATTTTAGATGGGGAAGAATTAGGAGTGGTAAAAACTTCGACTTCTGGTATTCCTACATCATATATGCTTCCATCTCAAACACATGGAAGTCATTTATTAGAAGTATATATGACGGCTACTATTAACAATACGTTAGTAGAATCTAATCATATATACAAAGATATTATTTGGTTTGATGACAATACTTCTATTCCAGTTATTGGATGTGCCACAACTACAATTGATGCGATTCAGTATAATACTATAAATATTAAATACGCTGTGCACGACCCTAGAACAGAAACTCCAGAGGTGACATGGCGTATTGGAGAAAACGTATTAAGTGTAGAAACATTAACAGAAAAAGATGAATATGGTTATTATACATATTCATATAAAGCAAATAGCGAGGGAACATTTGTATTTACTATTACTTGCGGAGAAGCAGAACCAAAAGTAATTACAATGAATGTCGAAAAATTAAGTATTGATATTGAGCCAGTAACTGCTGGATTGGCATTTGATTTTGACCCAAACCCTACTGACTATTCTAATAGTTCAGCAAATAGATTATGGTCTGACAAAAATACTGGTGTAAATATGACTGTTTCTGACAACTTTGACTGGGTTAATGGTGGATATCAAATTGATGAGAATGGCGATAAGTATTTTTGCGTAAAAGCTGGTACTACTGCTACAATCAATTATAACTTATTTGGCGATGACCCTAAAAAAGATGGTAAAGAATTTAAAGTCATCTTTAGAACTAAAAATATTAGAAAGCGTGACACTTCTTTCTTAACTTGTATGAATGCAAATATTGGTTTAGATATGAAGATTGAACATGCTACTATCTATGAAAGTGGTGGCTCATTAAAATCAAATTATTGCGAAGACACAATCGTTGAATATGAATTTAATATAAATAAGTATACAGATATGATGATAGTTATGTCATATGAAGATGGTACTCCTAGTAAGCCTTATGAATATACTGAAACATCATCATTCAAACAGTCTACAGCACAGCCTATTACAATTGGTAGCGATGATTGTGATGTATATATTTATAGAATGAAAGCATATTCAAATTCATTAACAGATACAGATATTAAAAACAACTTTATTGCCGATGCAAGAAACGCTAGTGAAATGATTACTAGATATAATAGAAATAACATCTATAATGAAAATGGTAGTTTAGTATCTACTTCGGCAGTTGGTGATTTTAATGTTGATGCTTTAATGAAAGCTGCCCCAGATTTAAGATATATCTTTATTGAAGTTCCATATTTTACATGGGATAAAGATATAAAGATTGACGATTGTAAAGTTTATTTTAGATATCCTAATGGTACTAGACCACACGATAATTGGGATTGTACTGGCGTAAGACACAGAGGTCAGGGTACTTCAAGTAACTTGTATGGTTATTCAGGAAGAAATATCGACCTTTGTATGGACAGAGATGAATCTTTGTTTACGTGGACTGATACGGATGAAAATGGAAAACCTATTACCGTTGAATCTTCTACTATTACTTTAACAGATACATCAGTTCCTACTGATTATTTAAACATCAAAGTAAATATTGCATCTTCTGAAAATGCAAATAATGCTGGCATGGCTAAAAGATTTAATGAATATCAGCCTTTCTTACGTTATGCAAGAAAGAAAGATAGTAGGGTTAAGGACACTATGGAGTTCCACAACTGTGTTGTATTTATTAGAGAAACTAGTACAGATGTAAAACATACAGAGTTTAATGACAGCAATTGGCACTTCTATGCAATTGGTAACGTTGGCGACTCTAAGAAAACAGATGATACTCGTGTTAATAATAAAAAAGACCCAAAAGAACATGTAGTTGAAATTACAGACGCAGATAAACCATTATCGGCTTTTCCAACTGGAAAAGATGGTCATGCAGTATGTCCAATTAACGAATGGACAACTGGTAACACAGCTTATGATGTATTATATTCTAATGAATATGTATATGATGAAGAGGGAGAATTTAAGTCATTTGGTGGAAAGACATATGAATTTAGATATGAAATGAAAAATATTACAGAAGAACAACGTCAGGTTAATATTGATACATGGAGAGATTTATATAAATTTATTGTTACTTCTACTGATGAAGAATTCTATGCTCATTTAAAAGACTATTTTGTTGTGGATTCTGCATTGTACTTTTATCTGTTTACAGAAAGATATACTATGGTAGATAACCGTGCAAAGAACTCATTCTGGCATTATGGAAAAGTATATATTTCAAACGAAGAAGCTGCCGCTCTTGGAGAAACAGAAGCTAGTTATTACATTATTGACGATGAAGCGGCTTCAATCAATAATGGGTATCGTTATGACCTTACATTTGGTTATGACTTTGATACTTGCTTAGGTATTGACAATACTGGTGATTATGTATTCTCATACGGAAAAGAAGATACAGATTATTATGTTGATGGAGACCCAACATCTGACTATGTATTCAGAGTTGCAGACAGTGTATTCTTCTGTAGACTTCGTGATTTATTCCCAGCAGAAATGCAGTCTATGTTCAAAAACAGAGAAGATAAGAATGCATGGAGTTCTGATTCTCTTATTTCACAGTGGGATAATTCTCAAGCTCAATTTCCAGAAGAACTTTGGAGATTGGACTATGAAAGAAAATATTATAGAACTTACTTAGGATTATCTATCGATAATAGCATAACAACTGCCGATGATAGAATGGCTAGAGGCATAGATAAAACATTCCTTATTGGTAAATTCTTTGGTCGTAAAAAATATGCAAGAAGAGCATTTGAAATTAATCAGGAAATGTATTTTGCTACAAAATACTTTGGAAATAAAGCTCTTGCTGATAGATTCTGGGTTAGAGGTAATGTGCCTATTGGCGGAAGTATAAAACCAAATTACTCTCTTACATTAGTTCCTTATTCTGATATGTATGTATGTGTACAGTATACTAGTACTGGTACTCCAATTCATAAAAAAGCGAAAGCTGGAGAAACAGTATACTTTGAAAGTGACGCAGAAAGAATGGACTTTATTTATGTGTATGGCGCAAGCTTCATTCAGGAAGTAGGAGACTTATCAAGATGCTTCATTGGAGACAACAACTTTTCTAGTGCTATTCGTTTACAAAAACTTGTAATTGGTAGTACAGATGACGGTTATGAAAATACATTTATGAACGAGGTTCTTGTTGAAAACAATCCTCTTTTAGAGTACTTAGACCTTAGAAATGTTTCTGGTATTAACACTGTTGTCAATGTAAGTTCATAGTAGTA